CAGTATGCGGCGTTAGATTAGTAATATCTGTAGCGACACCTGTAGTACTTATGCTGTAAAGGTTTGTGTCATTTGCAACAATAAGCTGAGTAGTGCCATTTTTAAGGTTAAGAGGTGCAGAAAATATCAAGGGAGATGCTATGCCAACATCGCAGAACTCTTTATAGCCAAGACGTACTGTAGGTGCGCCAGCTCCGGGGAATACGTTTACCAATTCCAAGGCATAGCTTGGGTCCATATTATCAATAGGACTTACTAAATCTAAGCCCTTGTATGGGGGTGGCATTGTAAAACCCTGAAGCGGCATGTTTTACCCCATTCGTTGTTTAGGTGGTAGTTGATTAAAGTAGTGTCCTCCCTGAATCATTGCCTGTCTTTCACGAGTCTGTTGTGGCGTTGCATACCAAGGTAGCGGTCTATACATTCCTTGTGGTGTAAAGGTTCCTGTTTTTAATTGACCAGGCATTGCGTTCACATATTCAGGGGTTGGTGTCCGCCCTGGTTCTTGCTGGAAGCCGCTTGAAATCGCATTTGCATAATCTGCTAGACTAGTTCCGGGCGGAAGTTCTCCCATTTTTCCAATAAAAGTATTATCAAGTGACATGTTAGGTCGTTGCGGCAGCTCTCCTAAAGAAAAGCCGGGGTCTATAGGTAAGCCCTGTCCTGGATAGGCCATGTATGTTCCTACAATTCTCCCGTCTGGCATTCTTGTATAAAGGTTTGGATCTTGCGGATTGTCGCTACGAAATGTTCCAGGCGGCATTTGTTGTTCTGCCTGTTGCGCTTGTTGTTGCGCTCGGTAATCAGCTACTTTACGGTCTTCTCTTGCTTGTTTGCGCTTTAAGAACTGCTGCCTGCGCTGTTGTCTAGCTGTCATTTCACCGCTCTCTTCGCTAACTGGCATAGCAGAAACACGACCGCCACCCTTATATTCTCGTCCTCGACGCTCAAGGTATTGCTTGCGGAGTTCTTGCCTTGCACTTTTTTCTTTAAGACCCCCTCCAGTTGGAGGACGAGACATCATTCCCTTTGCCATTATAGCTCCTTATCTTTTTTCTTACCTTTATATGCTTTTTCTAATGCTGCTCGCATAGAATCTGCTTTTACAAGATTGCCGCTTGCATCTCGATACATACCAGGGGACAGCCTTGCAACCTCTCCCTTGGCAGGGCGTTCAGTTAGTTCTTGGCTTAATTCTGGAGTAACTTCACCAAACAACCTCGAAGCATGACTCATATTATTGTCATATTCTTGTTGCGTTATTTTGTCTTCCGCTAAAAATGTATCCATGATTTTCTGATACGCATCAGCATCAAGACCTTGCTGTGCCGCCATGTGCTTTACATTATCTATGGCAATTTGAGGATCGTTGCCAGCGTTGCTGACTGCTGCTCTTGCCAGCCATGCTACAACATCAGAACCCTTTTGACCTTGAAGGCCAAAACTACTGACTAACGGATCAAGAAGCCCTACTGCCGCACTCCACGCCTCCGGTTTTGCTTCAGCAATTTTATCAATTTCGCTCCATTTTAATTTGCTGCCGTCAACGCCAAAATCAAAAACACTTCCATCAGCTAACGTGCCTTTGTAATTTTCGTCAATAATTCCGTTTTCCTGCCATACGTCACGAATCCCATCACGCAACATCTGCGCTTGATTTTTACTAGAACCAAACTTTGCCGCCGCTAGTCCTGCTACCGCACCAACGACTGCGCCTACCGCTGTTCCTACTCCTGGAATAACGCTCCCAAGAGCAGCACCGGTTGCGGCCATTCCCATTGCTCCAGTTTTATATCTATCGTTACCAGCCGCCATATCGCCAATAGCATCAGCCGTTTTGTATCCGCTATACAAACCTGTAGCTATATTAACTCCTGGTATTAAATAACCACCAAGAGCCTCTGATGCTGCTTGCTGTGCCATTTGCCCTGCAAAACCAGAGGCCGCAATGTTTGTTGCTCCAGCAGTTCCATAAATGCCAGCCCCTAATTTATCGCCTTCCTTGAACGATTTATATGCTTGATACAACTGCAAAGCACCCATGCCACCTTGCGCTGCCTTGTTCCAATCAATGTTAGAAAAGAACCCTGGATCGTTTAATGCTTCGGTAGGGACTTGCTCAACGCCTGCTGGAGTTTCTATTGTTGCAGTAGTGCCTTTTACCTCTAATACTTTAGGAGTAGCAACAGTAGCACCGCTAGTACCCCCACCTAAATCTATCGCTCCAGCTCCGCTACCATCAATACTTGTTGTTGGAGGGGGAACAGGTCGTGTCATTCCAACCGAGCCGCTACCGATGTCAGTTGGTGCAGATTCAGAACCTAACCATCCTTTTACGTTTGGAAAACCCTTAAAGGCTTCTCGGCCTAAAGCAATGCCACCTAAACTTCCTCCTATTTGTGCAAGATCCGATTGGTTCTTTGCCCTTTCTTGTTCTCTAGCTAACTGTTCTCTAGTTTTAGGTTGGCCAAAGCGTTGTGCTACAAGATTGGCAGCCTCTTGATAAGGCATACCGTTTGAAACATACCAGTAAAACGTACCTTGAGGATCGTTAGCTACAAAAGCAGGTGGTTCAAATCCGTTCATTATATATATGTCCCAAAAGAAGCTACGCCGTTTCTTGCATAAATCTGATTACGTCTCATAGTGCCAGCAAACTGAATCTTTGCAGGCATATCTCGCGACCATTCTTCATGCAGTTGAAGTTGATATTTGGGGCGAACACTATCAAGCCCATGTATTTCAGCGAACCTTTCTAAAACTCCCTGTTCTAATACTTTTTCATTGAAAATGCTTGTATCTGTGTCTGCTAAAAACTTGTCATAAGCTCCGCTATAATACGTCCATGTCACACTGCCATCAGAAACCGATCCGCTAGTGTGGGTTGGCGGCGTAGCTCCAGTAGTACCGCCAGCAGTAGTTTGATAATAATTGCCGTTGTAAAAACAATAACTATTAGGCGCAAATGCAGTAGACGTAACCCACGTTTTAGGCTTTACGCTTCTGTCGGCGATATACTCAAAAATAATTACACTCCCATCCTCAGAGGCTCCAGGAGTAGGATAAATTAAGAGTTGATCGTTGCTTATGCCTCTAATCTGAAACTGTTGATAAATAGTAGGATTCAAGCCAAACCCTCTTATATCAGCATATTCCTGTGCAGTCATCGGGCCTAACACTCGCCAACGATTGCTCTGGTTCCAGAAGGTGTCGTACTGGTAATATGAAAAAGCGGCAGGTAAAGCATACTGCGCCTGACCTGCCACTAAAGTAATTGACCCCGACGCATAACATTTCGTCCAGGGGTATTGCTCAAACATTTCACGGCTAATTCTTTGAGTTATAGCAAGAAGCTGTTTTGTAGTCGTATCAGTAGCTCCAATGACATTACTGCTGACAGTATACCCTGCTTCGTCTGCTACATTTTGAATTACCGTTGATAAACTCATTGCTTTTTCGGTCTACCTCGTTTTTTTACAGGCTCCTCTACCACCGGAGCTTCCATTTCTTCTGCTATTTGCTTTCGTACTGGCCTTAAATCGGTTCCTTCATTGGCTTCAATTCTTTGCAACAATAACTCCATTTTCTCTTCGAGCTTTAGCCGTTTGGCCGTTTCAGCCTCTAGTTGCTGTTTTATTTTAACTACCTCATTCTGATCTGAGCCAGCAGCTTCTAGCCAGTCTTTTGCAGCAGTAACTAGCTTAGACAAAGGGCCAATGCGACGTTTTACGTCATCAGTTGCAGCAGCTAATTGCTCTACGGTCTTAAAGCCAAGATAGTTAAGCTCTCTTAGCGCAGAACCACTCATCATAGCCCACTCTGCTAGTGGAGTTCCCTCTGTTACAGGTTCACTGCCAGCTTTGAATCGTTCATATAGCTCTGGGTATTCTAAAATGTCTCGCTGCTCGATACGTCTTACAGTCTCATCTCCTCCAGGCCACTGAATACTTATGCTTGGTATTTCATCAAAAATTGGCCGTCCTTCTGCCAATGACTTTTCTCGGTTTTCATTGTAGGCATAAAAAAACTTGATATTAGCGCCACTATACCGCTTCTTGGGTTGGCTATTACCATTCATTACACTTGCCCAATCTACTTGTGCCATAAACAAATCCTTTGGTTTATAGGTTTATATTCTGTTTATAACCTACTTTACCCCTCATTTTGCGACAACCCTTTTATATAGGGATGTTTACTGGCAATAACGCCTGTGCTGCACTCCAATCAATTACCTCGACTTCATTAAATCGTGACTGATCCAAATATGAAAAAGTACCGCCGAACATGCCATCCGGCCCTACCTCACTCAAGAGATCTCCGTGTAAAACATAACGCCCATCTGTCGTTGCGACAGGCGTTGCATAATTTACTGGGGGATGCTCTTGCTGTATTTCATCAAGCCGCATTTTTAGATCAATGGCAAACACTAAGCCGTAAGTCTTTCCTTGAGCATAACTGAGCGGTAAATCTGGGATTAGGTCTTCTAGGGTCATGGCAATGCAGCTCCTATCTCACTGACTAAAGTAGAAACTCTGCTTTCAAGAGTTGCTAAATTAAGACTGGCTCCGACTGAATAGAATGACATCTTACCATTTGTTGGTAGTTGTGGACCTACGCCGTAATGATTTTGCGCTAAAACATACAAACTTGTGGCTGGCGGTGTGCTACTTGTCGCTGTCTTTACATAATTATTTCCAGCATAGCGGAGCGTAAAGGTAGATGGGCCTGCTCTGCTTAATCCTGAAAAACCAGCTGTCCCACCTCGGCTATTGTAGGACGTATTCGCATCTTTACAGCGAATAATAAAGGTGCCGGTAAAATAATATACTAATTGAAAAGCATTGTTAAACGTTCCGCCAATATCTTGATAACCGATCACAGCGGCCGGTGTCGAAGGACTCGGATGCAATACGGGTTCATAAACGGCCAAGTGACAATCATTTGTATCGTCGGCTGTTGCAAGGTGGTTACTGTCTAAATATTTTGTACTTCCGTCCCCTTGCAAACCTTGTGTTCTACTATAATCACCCGAAACAAAATTATTGTTGGTCGGTGTTGCCATTGAAGAAACTAAAGGAGTTAAAGCACCGGAAATCGTTCTAGCACCCATCATGATACAACACGCAGTTAAATCGCTAAAAATACCGTCGTCTTTTAAGCCAACAAAGAAGTTGTTGTAGGCTTCTTTAACATCAGTCTCTAAAGCTTGACCGTCGGCAGACTCAACGGCATCAATGTATGCTTGAGCGTCGGAATCGTAAGCAGAGCCACTGATATTGCCGACCGCAGAACCTACAACTCCAAGACCTTTAATGCCAATAAACATACTAGTACATTGCTACAATAAGCGTTGCTGTTGTGCTTGTTGAATAAACCTTGCTTGCAAATATCGGTAAGAGTGTGCCAGCCGGAACAGTTATTTGTACTGGAGAGGTATCGCCCTGAGCCAATACATTTATAACGCCAGCACCACCAACATACAGCGCCCTTACAGCGCCTAAATCTGTTGAATCGCTTGGTGTTACTGTTGCTAGTTTTGACGCTGAGAACAATGCGCCAGGGTTAGAGGGTGTGAAATCGCTTGCCATAATGCCTCAATAAAAAGTGGGGGGAGTTTCCTCCCCCCTAAAGTCGATTAGTTAACCGACATGTAGCCAGTGGTTTTAACCTCAACCGTTCCGGCTCCTGTTAGTGTTGTAAGCCCGACTACGTTCTTAATGAGCGTAGTAGAAGCATCGTCAACAACACCAGCAGTAGCTGTAGTTTGAAGGTTTGCATCAGCAGCGTAAGAAGCAGCGGCCTTAACCTTGATTCCGCTTCCTACTCCACCACCGCCAACACCGCCAACAAATACCCAAAGGTACTCGTCATTCGCTGCTGCTACTTGAGCAATACCAACCTGAAGGTTATTACTTCCAGCGTTAGTAGTTGTCAGCATAGCAGCTTGACCATCATCGCTGAGTTTTACAGCAGCGTACTGGTCGATAGCTCCATCGGCTTGAACGAACATCCAAGTACCGTCTGGTGTTTTTCCAACCGATCCTACTCCTACTGGAAGAGGAAGATCCGTTGTTGTGTATGTTTTTCCTGGATTAACTCCAAATCCTTGACTTGACATATTTCACTTCTCCTTATGGTGCAATTACAGCTTGTAAAGCAGGAGCCGCACAACACAAGTTACCTTCTACGATAATTACCGTGAAGAAAGCATCTTGGTCGATAGGACGATCCATCTGTGGTTGTAGAGGCTTGAAGTCAGCTCCTCGAATCATGTCAAATGTCCAATACTTAGAATTAAGTAGTCGAACAGAATTAGACTCAAGAACAGCAGATCCATAACCACCATCAAACACGAAATCCACACCATCATAAGAAAGGGCGCGGAAACCTCCGATAGCTTTCTTTGTTGGAGCTTGAATACGCTGAATAGCTGTTAGAGAGCTGTGCAGAAACTTCCATGCAGTTCTATCACAAAGCCCTAGATCAACCTGCTCATCACCTCGAACGATTTGCGAAATAGTATCTGTAATTGTTTCTTGAACATTATTTGCGTCAAGAGTAGCAGTTACAGCAAGGTTTCTTGCAAATACGTTTGTTGAACGATCTATTGTTCCGTATGTTCCTGAAGATGGAGATGTAGAAATTGCTTTCTTAATACCATCAAACTCAAGTCCACCAGATCCAGTTCCATCACCTCGGAGTGAAGTTCCAACAGTATTCTTCAATCGAGAAATAGCTGCTTTCATCTTCATCTCAGCAAGGTCAAGAAGCTGTGCATCATCACGGTTAGCTCGCTTTTCACGACCGCTGATAGCTACTGGCTCATATACTTGCTTAATAGCGAATCGAAATGCAGTAGCATCGTCGATTGCTGAGAGGTCAAACGAGTCATACCCTTGGTAAAATCCACCTACGGCAGCATCGTTATACATGATAGGTTTCCGAAGCTCATAGCCTCCAGAAACTTTGCGAACAAGACCTTGATCGTCCAGTGTTGCCAATAGCGGATTGTGGTGAAGAACCTCATCAGCTATGGAATCAGACTGGTCAAACAGGGTCGCAACAATTGCTTCTTCTAAGTTTGCCATTTGTTATCCCTAATTATGGGATAACCTACTGTTACTCTCCGACCATTCGACGGCGTAGATTATCCCGAATATCTTTACTTGCTATTCTGGGAGTTCCACTACCTGCGGAGCCAGTGACTGATTTACTTGCAGCTTTGGCCTTTTGAACCTTTGCCGCTTCTTTTTCCATTGCCGACTGAGCAGCCATACGACTATTTAGGCTGGAGAAAGTCGGATTGCCATTAACCACATAGTTATAGGCGGTTTCAAGGATCTCCTCTGCGGAGCTGTACCTACCTGTACTTGTAAGAGCCTGAACTACAGGGGCCATCTCTGCTTCGAGTTGGGCTGCCGTTTCAGGGTCTTTGAATAATGGTTTGGCTGCTGTAAATGAGTTTACAACCTGTTGGTTATAGTATTCAAGTGCCTTTTTTTGTTGGCTTTCTTGTGCAGACTGAAAACGCTCCTCTGCAATCTTTTCGGCTTCTTCTCGTGTAAGATATTGTGATTGTTGCGTTTGTTGTGGTTGTTGCCCTTGCTGTTCGTACTGCATTTGGCCTTCTAGCAGGTCATCCACAGTTAAACCGTAGCTTTCTAGCCACTCCCTAGCGGCAGATACAGGATTATTTTGCATAGCTTTATCCCATGCAATCGACCTTTTTGTTATGTCTGCAATAGAGATTCCGTCTTTAGCGTAATCATTTTCATACTGCTGAACAGACTCATAAAGAGAGCCTAGCTGCGATTTAAGCTGATTAACCTCTTGCATCTTTTTATCGTATTGCGTTCGAGTTTCATAAGCTCTACGATTCAAATAGTTTTGAATAACGTGTGTATTTTCGGCTGAAGGAGACAAAAATGCTTCTTTTTCAAGAGCGTTCATATCTGCTGGAGGGGCAAAAACATGTTTAGGCGTAACTTCTTCTGTTGTATCGTCGGCTTCCTCAGTGGAGCTGTCGTCGGATTCGTCACTCTCTACACTATCTGCGTCTGCGGTGCTATCCTCTGTGAGTTCCTCAGATAGTTCTTGTTGCAGGCGATCCCTAATGCTCATAGGAGCTTCATTTCTCTCTGCTACGATCTCTGTACTTTCCGTGTCATTAACCATTTCTATACCTATCTATCATTTGTTGTTTCAATTGTCGGACAAGCCTCCGTTCGGTAGCACCTGACTCCCTGTCTGGCACATAGCCCTTTTCGTAAGCATCTCCTACTTCTACGGCTCCAGCCGCCCTGTAAGCAGCTCTTAATTTTGCTTTGCTTGTGTAAACTTCTTTTGGGTTGAGAGGATTGCGAGTAGGCTCCATTTCGTCTTGTATAAACAAGTCTCTGGCATACCTTTCTCTTACAACATCTTCGACCGGAACAACTTTATTTTGTGTGTGACAAAACTGATACAATTTATATTTCATCTACATCCGTAACGATTTTTGGCGCAGCAGCCGCAATAGTCTTGGTTTGATCGGTAATGCTTTGCATAGCTAGCTTTATTCGATCTAACTCTTGCTCCGACGACAATCTGCGTTCTTCCATTAACTTTTCGGTTTCAGAAAGTTTTATTCGCATCTGCTCTAATTGCAATTTTTGTATTTCAAGAATCTGATTCATCTGTGCAGTTTCTTGTTGAATTGCTTGTTTGCTAGATTCGTTAGTGCTTTCTGCTTGCACCTCTAGCATATCTACTTGTACTTTGCTTTGTTTAACTTGTACTTCTTGTTGTTTTATAGCTATTTCTTGTTGAGCTATATATTCTTCTAATTGATAACGCTGCACAGCTAAGTTTGCATCGAGTTGATCTCGTTGCATTTTTACTTGCTGTTCTTGCATTGCAATTTGATTCTTAACTGCCTTATCTTGCATCTCCATTTGAGTAGATGCCATTCGTGCTTCAGCTTCTATTTGTGCTATTTGCAGCCGCCCTTGCACCTCTTGCATGACTGGATCTGGCGGCGGCGGTTGCATTGCCGCTTCTTCTTTAGCCTTAATAATCTCACCCAACGCCTCAAACCCTTGAGCAAACACCGCATCTAGTTCTTTGCCTCCCTTAAATCGCTTAATCATGTTTTGAAACAAACTCATGCTGAACTGCATAAGAGGTGGGTACTGCTCAACAAGCCCTCTCATTTGGTCAAAAAAAGCACCTGTA